TAACTGTTTCACAATCTCGGCAAACCCGCATCAACAGCGGATTGTTTGGGTATGATAATAAATATTATGTAAACCATCTATCGGCAACCCGCATCAACAAAGGATTTTAATGCTGCCCGCTATCCATCGGCCTGATAGGTGCAGCTACCCGCAAACCTGCATCAGCAGCCAGTCTGAGGGATAGCCTGGAGAGCCGCATCAGCAGCGGGTTCGACGGATATACTACCCTGGAAAGCCTGGGGGCAGGCGGGGGCGGGTCAAACTGAGAGTTACTTCCTAAAATCTAATACCCCGGAAAATTTGCATAATTTTTATACAGTGCCCCAAAACCAGCATCAGCAGCTGGTTAGCAGGACATTGAAACACCTGCTAAGGGTGTGGTATAATTACCACATGAAGAAAGAACCAGGTAAATCAGGCCGCCCGAGAGTCGCCGACGATTACACTACCCTCCAGATGCTTCGAGCACATCTGGAGCAAGACCTGTCTACCCGAACAGTGGCAGCCCTCTTTAATATCTCCAAGTCACGGGCACATGCCTATATCGCCGACGGGCAGCAGAAGTTCCCCGAATTTTGTCGGTTCCTGAAAGGCCTGAGCGAAGAAACCACTGCACTGACCCCGAGCGAAGAGGACAGGCTGGTTGAATTTAAACGCAGTGAGGAAAAGAAGCTGCATGAGCATTTCGATAAGAAGCTCGAGGATATTAAGAAAGACCTGGCGGCGAAGATCGAGGATACCATTGCCCACCTCCTCGACATGACCCCCGAACAGATCGCTGCTATCAAGCCCACTCATCGACTCGGCCACATCCCCGAGCTGGTGAAGGCAATGAGACTGCTCCGCGAACAGTCCACTGAGAACGTTCAGAAATTATCCCTATCAAAGGTAATCGGAATTGCAACAGCACGCAGACAACCAACAGCTGGAGAAGGAACTTCAGGAGTTGATGAATAGGTGGCAGGCTTACCCTGAGCACTTTGTCATCGAAGCCCTTGGCGTAAAACCCACCAAACAGCAGATCGGAGCAATGGCTCAGATCGGCCAGATGGTCCGCGCCAAGATGAAATATCTCAAGAAGCTGCCCCTGACCGCAACCGAGGAAGACCTCGTAAGAAAACTCGGCATCAGCATTATGTCAGGCAAGGGTACGGGGAAAGACGCATTTGCAAGCTGGATGACACTTTGGTTCCATTGCATGTTCAAAAACTCAAAGGTCATCGTAACTGGCCCATCGAGGGATCAGCTCAGGGACGTTTTCATGGCCGAAACGAGCAAGTGGGCCAATCGAACGGACGAAAAAGGCGAGTATTACTTCGTCCTTCGCGATAATATCTATATTCAGGCTGACAAAATCTACTCACTCGACCCTGACAGGCCGGATGAAGAAGGTAAGAGCTGGTTCGTCAGGCTCCGCACACCACCGAAGAATTCAACTGAAGAAATGCAATCGAAGAATATGGATGGTCTGCACGAAGATTTTATGATGGTCGTGGTTGACGAAGCCGACGGCGTTCAGGCATCCGTCATAACCTCCTTGGTCACCACCCTCACCAAACCGGTAAACTTCGCCCTGATGATCTTCAACCCAACGAAGAACTACGGCTACGCCTACGACAGCCATTACGGGCCGCACGCGCCCCACTGGAACCAGATTCACTGGGATTCCAGAGACTCGGAAAACGTAGACCCGATCACCACCGAGCGTGTGAAAGAAACCTATGGCGAGGAATCCCTCGAATACCGGGTCAACGTACTCGGCCTCCCACCCGAACAGACCGCTGACACCCTTATCCCCAAAGAGTGGATAGACCATGCGACGGAAAGAGAGGACTATGAGCCGGATGAATCGACTCTCCGAGTCATGGGCGTCGACCCCAGCCGCCAGGGGGACGACCCGGCCGGCATTGTCATCCGCGATGGTATGCTCATCCGTGAATTTCTTGAGTTTAAAAAGCTCGACACACTCGAATTGGCTGATCAGATCGCTGAAATCTTCCTTGAGTGGGAGTGCGACCTGATGTTCATAGACTGTATCGGCAATGGTGCCGGCGTCTTTGACGTATTAAAGCGCAGATTCCCTGGCAAGGTCAGGGGTGTGGATGTCAGCACCAAGCCGATGGACAAGCGTAAGAAGTTCTGCCGCCTGCGTGATGAACTCTGGTGGAAAGTACGTGAAACTTTCTCGGCCAACCTCCTCACCCTACCCCCAAACCACCGATTGACCCGTAAATTCATCAATGAGTTGGCCGTAATGCGTCGTGACCCGATGGACGAAACCGGCGGGAAGATCAAAATCGAGGGAAAAGCGAAGATGAAAGCCCGGGGCCTGAAGAGCCCCAATCTGGCCGAAGCTTTCATGGTCACGATGGCCTGTAACGACGCAGCCTACGTCAGTCAATCAAAGCCCGAACCGGAAAAGCGCCAAAGGTACAAGTCTGAGTCGGAAGAAATTTACCAAGAATTTTCTCGCAACTGGATAGTTGCATAATTATCAGAAAGTTGATAGTATAAAGTTATGGGTATGCTTTTACGAACAACTGAAGCCAACAAGCATTGGCACCTCATTTACTTCGATGACCAGTCGAAGCAGTTTTTTATGTCTACTGACGACGAGCACACGCACGAAGTCAGCCTTTACCCTGACCCACTCACCAGCCAACCCCGTATTGCGGTAGCTATGAGTGGCGACGATCCGCATACCCACGATGTTCAGGCATTGAAGCCAGCCCTCCCTGCCAAACCCAAGAAAAAAGATGACGAAGAAGTTGTCAAACACGCCATTGGCCTGTTTAAACACGCCGTCAAAATTGAGGAACAGAGCAGGCTGAGAGCGAAAGAGTCCTTTGATTTTTTCAAAGGAGAGCATTGGACGGAGCAGGAACGCTCTGAACTCAATGCAAAAGGCCGGGCGGCCCAGGTTTACAACTATGTTCAATCCTTTGTAGACTCACTCTCCGGCCTCGCACGTCAGAACCGCCTCGACCCACGGGCATACCCCGTTGAAGGGTCAGATAATGGGGTCGCTGACATTGTAACCACAACTCTTTCGTGGGTAGCCAAGCGTGCCAACCTCTCGACCCAGGAAATCCGGGTCTTTGAAGATGAGATTATCGCAGGCCGAGGGCTGTTTCATGTCACTATTAGTCAGAAGAATAACCCTTTGGGCGATGTCGTCATTGAACGCTTCCCCTGGATGGATGGTTATCTGGGTGCACATCACGAACTTGACGCCTCAGACGCTACCCACGCGCACAAAGCCAAATGGGTAAGCCTGCAGGAAGCCCAGGCCCGTTATCCGCATAAGGCCGAGGAGCTTGAAACTCAGCTCAAATACTCCGAAGAATACCCTGAAGAGCTCTCCGAACAGTATTCGTTCACCCGTATGCTCATGGCCGATGGCGAGGTTATCGACAAACTGCATCAGCGCCTCAGATTGGTCGAGCACGAGATTAAAGAAACCCGCCAGGCCTTAGTGGTAGCTGACGAAGTTGGTACAATGCAGCAGGAAGTGGACTATCAGACCTTCAATAAAGCAGAAACGATACCCGGTCTGCGCATGATGGAGTTCCCGAAAGACCGTATCCGCATTGTAGTCACCGTCGGTGGTCTGTTACTCAAGAATTATTACCCTGATCGCCCCTATGAGGGCTTCTCAATCGTTCCGGTCTATGCCTATAAGTTTGATGACAATGACTGGTGTGGCAAAGTAGAGGCCATGAAGGACGCTCAAAGGGAAATTAACAAACGTGGTAACCAGGCGATCGACATCGTTAATCGTATGTTGGGCCAGTTCTGGCTGTACGACGATGAAACCTTTAACGACGATCGCGATAAGAACCAGTTTAAACGTGACGCAGGTAAACCCGGCGCGCTTCTGAAGGTTGCCACTACTGATCGACCACCGGTCAGCCCTGACCGACCCAACTTCCCCACCGAACTTCTGAACATGCACCGGCAGAACGTAGAAACCATGCAGTCCATCTCGAACATTCCTCCGGCAATGGTCGGAACTGGGACTGGTTACGAGTCAGGTGACGCACTGCAGATTCAGAGAAGCTCGGGCTTAGTCGGTAATGAGCGCGTGTTCGACAACTTCGTATTATCGAAGCAGACAGTGTTCAAGAAGGTTTTTGCACTCGTCAAAAAGTTCTATACCCCCGATCGTATTGCCCGCCTCGTAATGAGTGCGGCCAGTGACCCCTCCAGAATGGAGCAGGTGCAGCTCGGCGGGCAGGAAGTTCCGATGCAGCGGAGCCCCGAGGAAGATGCGGAACTGCAGGCCAGCATCATAAAGATGCTTGACACTGCTGACCTGGAAGAATATGATATAGCTATTGGTGAACAACCCCTTAGCCCAACAGCAAGGGAAGCTCAGTTCCGACTCTGGATGGAAGCACGTAATCATGGTCTGCCCGTGCCCCCAGGCCTGCTTATGGATTTGAGCAGCCTGCCGAACAAAGGCAAGTATGCACGCGAAATGCAGGCGATGCAGGAACAGCAGATGCAGATGGAACAGCAGAAGTTCACCGCTGAAATGGCAAAAGCAGGTAGAATACCTGTTAATCAATAACTGAGGAGTTTTACATGGTACTTCCCGTAGGCCCGACCAATCAGGCCGGACAACCAAAGGATTCCGAACTGGCCGATCTGACCGATGAGCAGCTGAGTGAAAAGCTGAATCCTCCGACCCCGGCCCCACAGGCCGACAAGGTTGAAACAGCCCCCGATACCAAGACCCCTGGAACCCCCGAAGCGGTGAAACAGCCCGAGCCGGAAGTTGAAGGAAAAGTTGATCTGGTAGCCGAGAACGCGAAGCTGCAGAAACAGTTGGCCAATCTCCAGCAGGTGTATGGTCGTCAGACCAATGAGCTGGGCGAACTGAGAAAGAAGTTGAAGGCTGAGCCGACTCCAGAAGATTTCGACGTCGACCCTGTGAAAGCCGCAAAAACCTTGCAGGAACGACAGCGCCAGGAAGAAGAAATAAGCAAGCTAGAGCAGGAAGAAGCGGTACACGCAACTGCTATCCGCAACCTTCAGTTTATGACCGCCCACGCGCCTGACATCAATGCCAATGCCCCCGTCCTGCGTGAAGTTCTCATTCAGGTGGACAAGTTGGGCGAAGGCGATGTCAATAAGTTCTTCGGTGAAATACTTCTCCAGAACCCCTGGGGTGTGTATCAGCTGAACGAACGTGCAAAGCTCTACGCCGAAGTAAAGAAGCTCAAGGCCGAGCTGGAGAAAGCAAAGAAAGCTCCGAAGGAAGTAACGAACAGGATTTCTGATATTTCCAAAGTCACTTCCAACGTGTCGGCTTCTACTGGTGCATCTGCAGACCCCGAAAAGCTGGGCCTGTCCGATGACAAAGTGTTGGCCGGCCTGTCCGATGAAGAGCTGCAGGAGCAGCTTCGTAAACTTAACAAAGGATAATCATCATGGCCATTAAAGGCATTAACACCAATGATGCTGTCACCAAGAAAGTCTGGGATGAACAGGCGTTCCGTGAAGCTCGCAAAGAAATGTACTGCTCGAAATTCATGGGTAACACCTCGGGCGCACTGATCTACGAGAAAACCAACCTCGAAAAGAGTCAGGGCGACCAGATCACTTTTACCCTGTTTCCCCGCGCACAGGCCCCTATCGTCCTGGGTTCGACCGGTGAAGCTGTGGAAGGTCGCGAAGGCACCTACGAACAGTTCACTGACTCAATCATCCTCGAAGAATACAATACCGCTTTCAGAGTCCGCACCAATGGCCTCGACGAACAGCGTGCATGGTTCTCGATTCAGGATGAAACCGCTCAGGCCATCGAACAGTGGTCATCTGAAGTCATGGACGACCTGTGGTTCGCTGCCATGCAGTCAGCCCCCAGCCGCGTCATGTTCAACAGTGGGGCCATTGCTACCACTGCCGGCACTATTGCCACTGGTGTAGCCGCTATCGCAGCCGGCGACAAGCTGAATCCGACCCTGATCAGACGCCTGCGCGTTCTGGCCAAGACCGGTTTTGCCTCTGGCTCCAATGCCCGCAAAGCCTACCCGTTCCGCCCGGTCAAGATCGGTGGCGTGGACTATTTCGTTCTCCTCGTCCACCCCTATGCTGTGTATGACATGAAAGAAAATGCTGCCTACCAGCAGTCAGTCCGTGAAGCTATGGAACGCTCGAAGAACAATCCGATCTTCTCAGGCGCTGTAGCGGTCATCGATAACGTCATCATCCATGAGCACGAAAATATCCAGCTGCTTGAAACCTTTGCCGGCAGTGGTATCTACTACTGCACCGGTATTTTCATGGGCGCTGGCTCGTCTATCTGGGCCTGGGGCCGCAGATGGAAAACCACCACTGAGTCTTTCGATTACGGTCGTCAGGAAGGCGTTAACCGCTCGATGATCGCCAAGACTAAAAAGACCAGCTTCAAGTACACCTCAACCGGTCCTGCCGAAGATTACGGTTCTTGTGGTGTCTACATCGCCGTCACCGACGTTGCCAACAACGCATAAGGAGCTTTAAACATGGCTAACGATGCCGTTACTTTCCTGCCGGTTGCCACCTTCCAGCACCTCGAAAACAAGGTTATGGTTGCCAGCAACAAAATCGACTTCTCCAAGAAACCGACTGCATCAGGTAGCTCGGTTGACGTTCTCCGCATCCCGAAGGGTGCCTACGTCAAGCGCGTAGCCCTGACAGTCCACACCACTGAGGCTACTGTAACCATCGCCGTAGGTGATGCTGCCAGTGCCACTCAGTACCTCACTGCCCAGACCCTGACCAGCCTGAAGGCTGACAACAACGCCGGCACCGCTGACGGTGGTGTTATGTCAGTTGATGCTGCCCAGAAGTTCTACGGTGCTGAAGGCGTCATTCGCCTCACCATCGGTGGCGCTCAGGTTGATACCGCTGTTGTGACTGCCTCAGCGGAATACTTCGTAGTCCCGGGTTCTGCCGCATGAAGAGAGCTGTAATAGCTCTTGTCGCCATTATGGCGTGCGCTCTGGCCGCTTTCGCTGGTCAGATCACGCCGAACGGTGCCAACCAGTCTGACGTGTATCAGCTGATGAGTGACCTTGTTTACGCAGTCAATAACAAGTGCCTCACCACTCCTACACTTGCCGTCAATGCTGGTGCCAAAGCGAAGTTCGATACTACTGCCAGCTTTACTGCCGTCAATAGCGGCGTGCTGAACGCAGTAACCGCCTCTGCCGCGTGCACTTTCTCGACTCCGATTACCACTATCCCTGCCAGCAAACGTGCGATTTTCGCAATCGGTGTAACTGCTGCTGATGCGGTTGTGACCAAGCAGTCGGCTGTGGTCAGCTACGATCATCAGCTCGTCATCCCGAAGTTCCCCGAAGGCACGGCACTGATCGGCACCATTAAAGTTGTCGCTGCTGCAGACGGACAGTTTGTACCGAACACAACTGCCCTCGACGATGCAAGCTGTACTATCACCATTACAAATATGCACAGCCTCCCCCTGTCGCTCAATGTAAAGGCGAGATAGCCCACTGCTGAGGAAGCCGACCACTCACACTGGTCGGCTTTTTCTTTAAGGAAGTGAAACCATGACAACGACTTTCGCAATGACCCGTAACCAGATCATTCATAAGGCTTTCCGAAAGGCCGGACTGATAGCTGACGGTGAGCAACCCTCGCCTGAGCAGATGCACGAAGCTGCTGACGATCTCAATCTGATTATCAAGAATCTGGAGAAATACCGTCGTAAACTGTGGGCTGTAGAAGAACTGACTCAGACCCTCGACGTGCCCGATCAGGTTCAGTATAGCGGCAAGAGCTACGCCTGCACCCTAACTCATAC